TGTTAAACACATCAGATACGCACCACCACAATAACAATGGCTGTACATCATAATAAACTAAAATGTTTTTTATGTTTTGTATGTATTTCACTTAAGCTTAAGCTTATCTAATTCAAATTGTAAATGAGCAATAGCTTTTTCAATGCACTCAACAGGAGACTTATGTTTGTTTGCACTTCTAAGCAGGTATGTCGTGGCAGTTCCAATGTTATATGATAACTCAAAATCTTCTATTACTTTTCTTGCTTCGTATTTATGATGCTTACCTATATAGTAATGAGGTATCTTATCGTTTTTAGGCTTTACGTCCATTGACCTTGCTCCTACAGGGTATAGTCCTCCTGTTAAAGTTTGGTGTTTTTGTTTTTTAATACCTAACTCTTCTTTGCTCATTTTCATTTTTGGATTTACAGTAGATGTAGAAGTTGTATTCCTATTTAATTCGTAATAATATTTATTGTGTTCTGTCATAAGATTTCTTTTGTTTTTCAAATTTATTAATTTTTTTATCAAATTCTTGCATATTTTTTTCTAAATTACTTTTTTCAGTAGAAGATATATATATAAAAAACAATGTTGCAAAAAACATTCCTAATGTAAATGATACAAAAATTACGCTTAATGGTTCTATAATATTTAAATATGTCATTTTATTTATTTCTAATTAATTTTGGTTCAGGTCTGTAATGTAATACTCTTCTAGGGTCTGCTGATTTGTTTTCAACCTCATCTCTTGCGTCCCATATAATTTGTCTCCAAGCATAAATCCATTTATAATATGTCTTTACATTTAAAGAAAATAAATCACTATTGCGAACTCCATTGCTAAAAGCGTTTTGTATATCTATAAACATAATATTACTAAAATCTCTTTTTATATCATCAGAAAGAGAATTAGAAAGAATAGCAATGTCTTTATCAGACTTAATCTGACCAAGCTCAACAAGTGTTTTACTTATTAGGTCAGCACACTTTAAGGTTAATTGGTCTTTATTTTCTTGACTAATAAAAATCATTGCATCATTGCTTTATCCATAACAATTACATCTCCACATATTGTTTGGTGTTTACCATATACATATAAATTAGTAGCAATTTCATTATAAGGAAGTTTAATGTTTTTAGCTTTATCATTAACAACCATTATTCTATTATCTCTTGTTTTAACAATTTCTATAAAACCATCAACAATAGATTGTAATTCTTTTATGTTAAAATTTTTATTGTTATTAGGTTTAACACTTTTAACTCTTCCGTTTGTTTTAATTATTTGTCCTTTCATATTATTATTTTAAATATTACTTGGGAGAGCAAGTGTATTAACTTGTTATGGCTTATGCCTTTATGCCCCCCCTCGTAATAAATTATATTATTTATTTAATTGTTGTTTTATTATTATATCTCTTGCCCCTTTCCAAGAATCTAATTGACTTCCTATTTTACTATCAGAATTAGATTTGTTTATAGAATTTGACTCCCAAGTTCTTATTGATGCCTTCCAATCTTTCATAGCATTTTTACCTACCTTCCAACCATTGCTTTCGTAAAAATTAAAAAACTTCATACAGTCTACATTGTTTTTTCTTTCTGTACAATATGATTGTATTTCCTCTGTGGTAGGCTTTTTAAAGCGTTTTAAAGAAGTTTTAGGAGAATCTGTAGTATCTATATTGTCTACGCCTTTTATGCTGTAGAGGTCATATTTTTCAATAAGCTTTATAACTGCTTGATGTGGTCTAGAGTTAGAATTAAGTTGACCATATTGAAAGTCTATAAATTTAGGAATAAACCATTTGTCTCCATTATCAAAAATTCTTATGTGTTCTGCAAAATGCTTTATAGCTTCATTCTCACTTATCTTGCTACCTATTCTTATAGATGCAACTTCAAAATCAGTTTCCCAAACTCCTGCGTGATTACAATCATCAACAATATACAACCATAATAATTTGTATTTAGTAGAAAGACTTTTCATAAAACCTTTCTTCCATTTATCTGTGTCAGTAAATCTTTTAGCCATAGTGTTTTATTTTTAGTGTTATAAAAAAAGGGGTAGATATAAATTTAATTAAAACAGGAAGCTCTTAAACTCCCGATTAGGTTTGGTTGGCAATTTGCCTTCATCTACCCCTTATATTGTTAAAATGGTAAGTCGTCTGCTTCTTGTGCTTTATCAGATGTAACTTCTTTTGGTGGCTCGTATGTGTTTTCATAAGCATAATGAGTCGCTCCTTTTTCTGATGGCTCTCTTCTTTCTGCTATAGTAATATTTAACCAACCTCTCTTTGCAATCTTTTGCAAGTCTTCTAATTTAAAACTTGCATTGAACAATTCCCCATATTGTGTAGTAACTTTTTTTATACTACTTGCTACATAATTTTTTTCAGCCATAATTTATTTATTTATTTATTTAATTTAATTTTCTATAATCTTTTAAAATATATTTTGTCATATCATTATTTATAGAAACATCTTTTGTATTTCTATAGGAAGGCATTAAAGAAACTAGAGTGTCATTAAGCTCTTGTTTACCACTATATGCAAAATAGTTATTCATTTCAATTATATTTTTTTTTATGTTTTTTTTTTCTTCTATTAGTTCTGTAAAACAATTAACAGCATTTCTTGCTTCTTCTGTCATAAGTTGCTACTCATTATGAGCAACTAAAGATTCTATACCCGTAAAGTTTTCTTCTCCCTCTACTATAATAGAATTTGTTTCTAAATCAACTTCTATTATATCTATAATGTCTTTGACGTCTATATTTAAAAAGTTTGCAAATCTTTGCATTTGATAATACCTCATATAATATGGGTTCTCTACATACTTCTCTATAGTAGAGCCTTTTATATTTAATATTCTACCAAATTTTTGCTTAGATATTCCTCTGATTCTAAGTATAGCTTCTAGTTCATTTCTTGAACTCCTAACTTTTTCATAATTATTATTCATATATTTTTATTTTATTTATTTAAACATTCCATTATTAGCAAACTGTTTGTATTGGTCTTTTGGGTCTGAATAAACTTCATTTTCTTTTAGATGTTTTATTATTTCATCTGCTTCTAATTCTGTAAATCCTTTTTCAAAAATTTTATAAGATATTTCTTCTTTACTTGTGTTAGACAAAGAAGTTCGGTGTACGAGGCTGTCAATGTAGTCTATTTGCCAATATTCAGCATCTTTAGGCTTACCATCAACAACCTCATCAAACCAATCAATACTCACTAATCAACCATTTCATCTTGACCGAACACTCCTTGCTCGTAGAACCCCGCTATCTTAAGTACCACTCGACTCATAGCTCTCTTTTCTGCCATAGCAACAGGAAACTTTTTACCACCACCCATTAAATTATCCATAGATGCTTCTCCAAAAGACATCATATTTCTAACATCTTTTTCTTTGTGTCCTATCTTCATACTTGCAGTAGCCCTCATTACTACCCATTCTTTTTCCATTACAACAGGCTCATAGGCTACAGATATGTTTTGCTTGCTTACTATCTTGTCTATTCCTGACCTAGTAATTATTACAAAACCTCTCTTGTCTTTATATACATCTTCTTCTACTAGACCATTTGCTGTAAACAATCTTCTTAGTGCGTCCTTTTTAGTTTCTTTAACCTCAGGTTGCGTGTTTTCTACTTTTTTCATTTTAATTTTAGTTAAGTTATTATTCATTTTTATTTATTTTAAATTTATCCAAATGGAATACTAGCCATTTTATTTCTGTACTCGTCATCTATCATTTCGTCTCTATCCATTTTTGCTAAACTATTATAATCATAATTCATAATAGGGTCATCAAATTCTTGATTACAAGAAACACAAACATAAAAGTTAAATCTATCTTCATCTCCGCACTCATCATAATCTGCTCCGCAGCACCTACTTACTTGATATCCCATAATTATTTATTTAAATTAATATTACTGCAAATTTACAATAATTTATGAAGTTGCCAAATAATTTAGAAGAATTTTGTAAAAAAAAAGGATTTAACCTAGTATTTATCTTTAACTTTATATTTAACTTTATCTTTATCTTTATATATTAAGGGTATTAAATACCCTAAGTAAAGGGTTAGTTAGGGGTTTAAAAATAGTGAGTTAGTCTTGCTACTTGACCGCTTTTTTTATCGTGTATAAATGCTTCGCAAGCTTTTGGTGCGCCTTTAAATCCTTTTCTTGAGTGCCAACTATCAGCAGAAGAGGGGCTACGCATATATTCAACAGTAACGCCAATATAATCTTTAGCGTCAAGCCATTTATGTTTTACTTTGTGATGAATATGGTGTAAATAAAAGTATCTATATTTAGTTTTAGCCCACATTGCAGGTTGTTCTTGAGCCATTAATAATGGCAAGTTATCCATTTTTGCTCCGTCTCCGTGTTCTAATCCTATAAAGTTTTCGCCATAAACATAATATTTTCTATGTGCTACACTAATATCAAACCTAACATCATCAGCTTTTCTAAACCAACTTTTTAAAGTATGTGCTAAATGAAAACCGCTTTGATAGTCGTGATTACTCATACTATGAACTACATCTACAGAAGCTATTTCTCTTAACATCTCTACGCATTTAACGTACAGCATTAAAGCTATCTCATAATGCTCCCACCATTTACCATCAGTATCTTGATGTGTGCCTTTAGTTGTTTGTCCATATACATTGTCAATATGTAATATATCGTTTCCAATACAAAATAATACTTTATCTATGTTAAATCCTTTAGACTTTGCTATTAAGCCTTCTACGCCCTCTAAAACCCTATCTACAGCAGTTTCACAGTCATAAGCTTCTCCTGTTTCTATTTCACTAGCATACTTACCAATATGAATATCTGCAGGATTTACAACTAAAAGATGTGTTCCTTTAGTTCTTTTTATTGTAGTATAAGTAGGAGAATATTCTTCTATGTAGTTATTTATTTTTTTAAAGATTTGATTTTCGTCTAAACCATAATCTTCCTTGGTAACAATAGAGAAACGTAATTCTCCACTCATACTTTGCCAATGTTTTACAGATACAACATCTTTTTTTTCTATACCCCTATCTTTAAGATGTATGTCTAAAGCGGTGTTACCATTAATATTGTCTAATTCGTTTCCTCTAAACTCATTAATAGCTTCAACTTCTTCAGCAGAAAGTCTCATTCTCTTTCCTTTTAAGTCTTTTAACATAATATATTATATTGGTTTTTGTAAAAATATAATAAAAAAAACTTAATAAAAAGAAAGAGTGAGAAGTTATTAACCCCTCACTCTTAATTACTATAACTAAAACACTATTGAAAACACTCAATAAGGCAAAGTTAATTATTTTTATTTAATGTGCAAATTATTTCTTAACTTTTGTATCAGCAATTCCTTGTCCTAGAACAAGTGCAGCAATACTCATTAAAATATTATTTACTTCTTCAGGATTTAACCCA